GTGCGCCAGCGGTACCGGGTGCGCCTGGCTCACCTGCGGCGCCGGAGCTGCTCAGGGCAACACCGGGCGCTCCGGCTGCACCAGGTGCTCCTGCCGCTCCGGCTGCCCCTGGCGCGGCTGCGGTCGAAGGGATGCTGCCGAGCGCAATGGTCGCATTCGTGATGTGAATGTCGGCCGAGGTCAGCGCGATCATCTTGTGCTGCGCGGCTTCTCCGCCCACCTGGTGGGGAACCCCCGGCGCAGACGGACTTGTTCCACGGGGAACGTTTGCGGCGTCTGCTGCGTTTGGAAAATAAGTTACATTTGCGCCAGGAGTACTCGGGGCCGCCTGTCCCGTTCCCGCCTGTCCCGCACCTCGGGGCTTGCCCGCCAGCGGGTTGAACAGCTTGTCGAGCAGCCCCTGCTCTGTGACCGGCGCCGAGGCCGCACCAGCTCCTCCGAAATGGTTCTGCGCGCGCTGAACGAGAGAAGCGGCCGCCATGCCCGCGGCTTTATCGCCGATTTCCTTGAGCGCCACGACGGGATGATCGAGCGACTTAAACAGGCTTGAAAATTCTCCAGCCATCTTCTCGCGAGCCTGGCGTGCGCTCTCGACCAGCTCCGCGTCGCGCATCTCGGCCGCCGCCACCACGCGACGGTTGTAATCATCGTCCGAGATCTCCTGCTGCTTGAGCTGCTCCTGATATTTGCGAAGCCGCTCTTCGTACTCAGCCTCGATCGCCTTCGACTGCTGCTTCTCCGCGTTCATCGATTTGGCGCGCGCCTCGGCTTCGATCTGCGCCGTTTCGTCCGCATTTTTGCGCGTGAGGTCGGCTGTCTGCTGGTCGGCGAGATTGCCGATCAGGCCGGTGCCGCGGTTCAGCTCGCCGACGTGGGCCTTGTATTCAGGCGCGCTCGTGTCTTTGCCGTAGAGCTTTTGGTATTCGATGAGCAGCTGGTCGATCTGCTTGGTCGCATCGGCGCGGATCCGCGCGAAGCCTGAGATCTGGTGAGTGGCGCTCTCGTCGGCCAGCTGGTTGACGCGGTTGGTGAACTCCTGTTCCGCCTCAACGATTTCAGCGTGCATCTCAAAGTTCGACGCCGCAATGCGCTTGATCTTCGGAACGCCGGCGAGGCCCGCTGTCGACGCCGCGCGCATGATCTTGTCGGTCTCGCGCGCTTCATCTTCCAGGCGCCTCAGCTCCTCGGCATGAAACTTCGCGTGAACCGCCGCGCGCGCGGCGACCGAGTCCATGTCCTTGAACTTCAGCTCCTCGATCGCAAACGCTTCCTTCGCCTTGTAGAGGTCCACACCACGCAGGCCGGCCTCCAGAGCCTCTTCGCGTATGCGGGCCAGCTCCTGGCCCTGCTCGCGTCGCAGATTGAATGTCTCTGCATCAGCCTTTCGCTGCGCAACCTGGTTCTTGTCGGTCTCCTCCTTCTGGCCTGCGTCGGCGGGCACGGTATTGCCCAGGGCGCGATCCTGCTCGTTGGCGAAGCGGCGATCTTCGGCGTCGAGCTGAAGGGTTCGCTGCAGCTCGGCATTGATTTTCTGCTGGCCGCGCAACCGCCCATCGCCGGCGTGCTCCCACTCGATGTCCGTAAGGCGCTGCTCGTGATATTGCTTCGAGTCGGCGCCCTGATTCAATTTGTCGAGTGTGCGTTGCTGCTGGTACTGCTGCTCCAGAGCGTCGTGCTGCTCGCTGCGCTGATGCGCTAACTGCCACGCCTCACCCGCGCCGAGGAAGGCTGCATCCGCCAGCCTTCTCCAGCCCCACACGCGCTCGATGTTCGGGCTGTTCGGCGAGAATGTCGGGGTGTCCGTTTTGCCGTTCCACTGCTGGGTGCCCTGGGCTGCTTTTTTGTAATCTTCGAGGGCCTGAGTTGCCTCCTCGATGCGGGCCCTGGTGGTCTCGATTGAGCGGGTGTTGCCGAACTCTTCCTGCCGCGTCTTCTCGACCTCGGCCCGGTAGTCCTCGGCGGCCTTGGTGAGGGAGAAATGTTCATCCCAGAGCTTTTTTAACCCCTCATAGATCTGATCGAAGATCATCACGCCGATCTGCACGGCTCCGAGAGCGACGAGGCCAGTCCCTACGGCACTCAGGGCGGCCTGCGCGGCCTTACTCTCGGCAATGAGGTGCAAGAAGGCGCGCGGAAGCCGGATGCCAAATTCTTCGGTGAGCAAATGCGTCTTTTGAAGATTGGTGAGCGCTCCCTCGCCAGCCTCTTGCATGCTTTGCTTCACTACGGTTCCCGCGATCGTGCCTGACTGCGCCATGAAGCGGAAACTGTTCGCGGCCGTCCCGATCTGCGCCCCGGTCACCGCGCCTGCGTTGCCCAGCTGCTGCAGATTCTCCGTTACCTTCTGGACAACGGGGCCTGAGTTCACGTCGACAACGTCGATCCGAATTTGAACTGAGCTCGCGTCCATCAGGCCTCACTTCTTCCTGGCGAACTTGACGTCGCACGATTCGCATTTGACCGCGAACCGGTTTTGCTGGCGCACGCCGCAGCTTCCGCAGGTCGGGTGTCTGAACCCAAAAGCGTTGCGCGCGCGGCGGAGAGCGACCAGGCCGCGAGCTTCAAACGCCGGCATCCGCGCGGCGTCGAAACCAACGCCGGCCGCGCCTTCCTCTTCGAGATGCAGCAGGTGCAGCGCGAACGCGTAATAGCCAGGCGAGAGAGTTCGCACCGGGATCTGGGCGAGCATCCGCTCCTTCGTTTGCGCGTTGGCGCCGGAGGCCTGCAGGTGGATGCGGGCGCGCACGAAGTCCTGCTCGAAGATCTCTTCGAGGGCCATGCGCGCGCCTTCCGCATCATTGAAGACATCGATCACTATTCCTCTTGAACGTTGGCTTCGGCCGACGAGAAGAGGATCCCCGCAGCCGCGACCTTGTGGTACGTGTCCATCTCCTCGACAATCTGGCTGCTCTCCAACGGCTCGCCCTTCAGCGAGTAGCCTCCAACGGTGAGCACCAGCTCGTCGTAGAGTTCAACCAGCGTTGGCTGCGCGCCCAGCCACTGGGTCTTCCCTTTGCGCGAGCCGCCCAGCACCATGGAGCGGGTGCTCGAGCGCGAGTAGCGACGCTGCTGCTCAACGCTGGGCGGTCCGAACTGGTGCGCCAGGTTGAGATGCTTCGTCATCATCGTGCCGTCTTCGGCTGCGCTCCACACCGCGTCGAGGTAAACGGTCTCGAAGCCCAGCGTGATTGCGTCGCTTTCCAGAGGCTCAGCACGCGTCACATTCACCAGCTGCTCTGCAGCGGCCAGGCGATGCGAAAGGGGCAGCAGACCCTTCCAGTCGCGGACGGACGAGATGGGCGCGTCATCCTGCGTGGCGTAGCCCTCGGCCGAGACCAGCGCGGATTCAAGCAGCTCGAGCCGTGCAGAGCTCGAGTCGAACGAGTGAATCTCCTTGCCGCCCTGGTTTTCCGAGGTGGAGACGATGCCTTCGAAGTAGCGCAACCAGGCCTTCTTCGTGATGCGGTTGACGGTGAGTCGATAAACTCTCTTGCGATCCTGGATGGCCAGGACGCGTGGCGCGGCGAGATCAAGCATAGGCATGGCGTTCCTTCTCTCGATGTGAATTTTTGGTGCGCTCCAGGGTGAAGGACCCTGCACTGCTTGAGCTCGGCGAAGGGCTGCCGCGTCTCGGCCCGGGCGAAGGGGTGCCAGGCTTACTTCTTGACTTCCTTACACTCTTCCACTTCCTGCTGCCCGGTCGCGGTCTGCATCAGGTTGCGGTCGTAGAAGCAGGATGTTTCCTTGCTATTGAGGCATTGAACGAGAGCGGCGCAGAGCGCAGGGGCTGTGAAAGTCGCGCCACTCTTGCCATAGACGGAGATCTTGTACGGGCCTCCGCATCCAACGAGAAGGACCAGACAACCAAACGCGAACATCGCCTTCATCTGCGCCGCCTCTCTCTGATTTTTCGTCGGGGCGCGTGTGCTGCTACACATTCGCCCCGACGTTTTTCAGTCCGTCACCAGTCGGACCGAACTTAAGCGGCTACCAGGTAGGCCGCGACGGCGTTGGTCACACTGACCGAGACGGGCGGCGCTCCATCCACTTCATAGCAGCTGGTCTCATCGGTTTCGAGCTGATAGACGGTCATGTCCCCGTCGAAGCCGAGCTTGGCGGTTTTGAAGTTCGCCGAGGGCAGATCGATCGTCATCTGCGCGTCTGATCCGGAATTGACGGCCAGCGAGAACACCGACGCCGTGTTGTTCTCAAACAGCGTGTAGGTGTCGTCGGTATCCTTGCAGGCGATCGTCGTCGAGACGGAGAACTTGGGGTTCCCCTTCCGGACGAAGATGCCGTAGAGGCCGCCGCCAGGCGCCTTGTGCACGATCAGCTGGTTCTGCAGCTTGAACGTGGTGGTCATGTGGCGGCCGACGATGGAAACGCCCGAGCCAACCGGGCCCCAGGTCAGCACGGCGTCCGAGCCGAGCATATAGGTCTCGGCCGGAACCGCCGGCAGCGGCGACAACGCGCCCATGACCTGGCGGCCGGTGCCCATCATCGTCATCTCCGCCATGATGGCGCCGATGTCGTTGATCGTGAAGGTCACCTCGTCGATGCACATGTCCGGGCACATGTACTTGATCGCCTCGGTGTCTTCGAGGTAGATCGTCGTCGGCACCGCGGTGCGCGTCGTCTCATCGAACGCGAAGGTGTGCGTGTAGGGAGCCGCGTCGCCGGTGACCGTGTCCGTACCCATCAGAAAGCCGAGCAGCCACCCGGCGAGCCAGGGCGAGAGCTCCGCCTTGAAGCCGGAGAACTTCGTGTCGTACGAAGTGATCTGGCCGTTGGTGGCGAAGGCAGTACCTTTGCCGGCATAGTCGATATCGGACCGGCGCGACTCGATCAGCTCGAGGATCGCGTTGCCGTCGAATCGCTGTGCCTGGGTCAGATAGGTCAAAGGCGTCGCGAAAGCCGTGTTCCACGCAGCCTGAGAGCTCGCACTCAACAGCAGGTTTCGTGCTGTTTTCCATTGAGAAACGAAATTGTAAGGACCTGGCATCGGCCTGTTCTCCCTTCAGCGCTCAAGCGCTTCCCTTCACTTTTTTACTTCGTTTGAACCTGTACGCTTTTGGACTGCAGCGCTTCCTCTTCGGCCTTGATCTCGGCTTCCTGGGCCTGGAGCTTGCTCAATTCGGTCTGCTCGGCGGTCGGCTCGGCGGCCGCGGCGATCGGCGCGGCGGGGGCGGCAGCCGGCTGAGCTTCGGGCTTGGGCACCTCTTCGAAGATCAGCAGACCCTTGACTCTCTTCTTCGAGAGAACATTGGCCCATTCGCTGGTGAGCACCTTCACGCTCGCGCCAGGCGTGAACTTGTATGCAAAATGTCCATTCGTGATCTGGAGTGCCTTGCCTGCGAACTCCGCGCCGGCCGGCGTCAGCTGTATCTGGACAAAATCGGATTGAGTCGTGGCCATGAGAATTTCTCCTTTTACGTGATCGGCCATGCGTCGCCGACCTTCGTGGTGTTGTACGTCAGCTCGTCGACGGTGAAGTCTTCGGTCAGTTCGCGGCCCTTGCTGTCGACGCCCTTCACCTTCAACGTGAACGTTTCTGACTCCGGCACCGTGATGCCAACGCTCGCGACTTTCTTGCCGACCTGCATCAGCTCGGCCTTTTCGCCGCCGAAGTGCTCGTCGCCCTTCTGGATGACGATGCCCTTGACGATCTTGATGGCACCGAAAAACTTTGCGACCGCTCTGAACAATCCCATCTCAAGTGCCTCCGCCCCAATTGGCGTTGGCGTTCACACCGCTAAACTGCGCGTCGCTCTCAACCGCAATGTTGACCGAAAAGAGCTGGTCGACGGCGCCCTGCTCGACTTCGATCAGCTCGACACCCACCATGGAGATGGGCATCGTCTTATAGCCGTCATCCATCGATAGCCGGCTGCCGGCCAGCTGATCCTGAACCACGGCCACCAGCTGCAGCGTCTGAAGCCGTTCATCCGCCTTCGATCGCAGCGAAGACTCGAAGCACCAGATCGAGAACAGGAGCTTGCCCTGGTAGGTGAGCCGCTGGTTATCGCGGAGATTGTTGTACTCGGCGCCCATGAAGCGCACGCGCACGCATGGCGGCTGAAGAATGAGGACGCCTTCGGAATCGAAATCGCGATCGCCCAGGGAGTCGACCTGGACGGGAGTGCCGTAGGCCGCGCCCAGGTTCTCCTTCAGCAGCGTCATCAAAGCGGTTTCAGCGAGATCGATACGGTAGGCGGAGCTCACTGCGCACCTCCCAGGCCCGCATCCTTGGCCGCCTTATTGGTGAAGGCGACGACCTGGCGCCGGATCCGCTCGGGATCTTCCGGACGGAACACCATGAAGGGCCGCGGCGGGATGTTCTGATGCCGCGCGTGTGCGCCGACGTTCACCGTCTTCAGGTTGCGTGGCCCGGCGATTCGCCGTTTGCGGCCGCCCAGTTGGCCCACGCCGAGCTCGCGCGAAAAACGTGCGTAGCTGTGCGCCTTCACGCCCACCGTCGCTTTTGACTCGGCCTCGGTCTGCGGGCCGATCGCCGTGCTGCGATCGCGCGAGCCGAAGTTCTGCACCGCGGCATATCGGACATTATTGCTAATCACGACGCCTGTTCCCGAACGGACGAAGTGGAAGGAGCGACTCAGGTCCCCCGAGAGGACGAGCAGCTTGTGCCCCGCCCCATATCTCTTAGGATCACGCTTGATGGTATTGGGCGAAAGCGGCACCCAGGAGCCGGCGGGCGAGCCTTCTTCGCGGAAGGTGCGCTTCACGCTCACCAGCTGACCGCCTCCAATGATGTCGAGGAGCTGGTCGCGCTGCGTGAGCGAGAGTTTGAACTTCCCCAGCGCGATCCGCACATGCCCGCTGTCGACCTGGATGGCTTCGACGCTCATACGAAGCCCTCGATGTTGTGCTCCCTGAAGACGAGGCGACGGTCCTTCTCGGATATCTCCGGGCCGGCCGTTGAGGTCTGCGGCGTCGGCTGCGATGCCGGCTGGTCGAGCGAGGCCTTCCCGTTCGAAATGTCCTTAAGAAAAGCCATGGCCTGGTCGAAGCGCGATTGCACCGTTTCACTCGCGCGCGCCTCGCGACGGCGCGAGAGGAGGATGTAGACGGTGATATCGAGAGTGAGGGAGGTCACGTCATCGGACGGCTGCAGGGGCGTGACGTAGCGGCCGCGGCAGTAGCTGTCGACGCGCCCCGACGCTTCCTCGAGCGCCGCATTCACGATAGCGGCGTTGATCTCGCCCGAGTGCGTGTCGTCGGTCAGCTCGGTCAGGTCCTTCACCGTCATGCGGAGCGGGACCAGGTCGGATTGGGTCGCGTACGCCAATGCTTACTCCGCGGGCTGGATGACGTTGCGGCGAAGAAGGGGTGCGGCCTGGCGCGCCGTAAGGGTCACTTCGGAGCCGGGCACGTACACCTTCTTATCGTGTTTCAACTTCGAGAGGACCTCGTAAACGCCGTCCGTCGCTTCGACCTTCTTGGCTGCCTTCTTCGTGGCCATGATCGTCTCCTCATGTGTGTTCTTGATGAAAGGGCGGCAGCCGCGGCCGCCGCCCTTTTGGTTGTCAATTCGCGCGGCTGAGCTTAACCCTCGATGTCGCCGGGGATCAGGCCCATGGTGTCGCCGGAGACCGCGTTCAGGATTGGGTAGCCCGTCTCCTGCGCCGTGACCTCGGTGGCGTAGAACCAATCCACCGACTGCCAGTAGGTCTTCTTGTCGAGCTCCGGATCGATCCACTCTAGAACGCCGTAGCCGTCGACTGTGCCGGGCGCCGCGGGCAGCGCCATGTTGTTCCCGGTGGCGTCGGTCACGTTGCCGCCAGCCCACACGAAGGTCTTCAGGCAGCTGACGTCCATGCGATCGGCATTCGGCTTCGAGTAGCCGAGGAAAGCGTTGTTCCCCCAGATCCAGGAGGCCACGTTGTTCTGCGACATGGTCAGCGCCCCGCCGCGAACGCATTTGACGCCGAACACCGAGGACAGCTTGTCGAGGTCGATGACGCCGGTCACGTTGGTGTACTTGAAGCGCTCGACGATGTCGGGATGGTTGATCAGCACGCGAATCGTGGGACTGGACAAGATCAACACCATCGTCTGGTCCTGCACTGCGGCCTGGCGCAGCGTCTCCTTCGCCGTCTCGATATCGTCGATCGGGTGAGAGGTGACAGTGGCGACGGTGTCATCGGCCGGCGTGGTGATGTAGGAGTCCCACATCGAGCTGCCGCTGAGGGTGACGCCGTTCGGGAAGTTGGCAGTGCTCAAAGCTGCAGCCGCGATCTCAGCCTCGCGCGCCCGGCGAATGCGGCCGATCAGGTCGCCCGTCAGGTGCTGCTTGGTCGAGAAGCCCAGGCCCAGGCCATATGCCTCTTCTTCAAAGGCCACCTGGCCCTTGAGGGCGTGCGACCGGCAGAAGTAGTTCGAGGTCGAGTAGGACCGGCGGATGGTGGTTGCGCCGTCGCCAGGTGCGCGGAGCGTGGATCCGGGGATCCGCAGGTTGTCGCGATTCCAGATCAGGTACGGGAACGACTGGCGCTCCACGGGAACCTTGGGACAGATGAGGTCGCCAACCAGGGGCACCTCGTCATCCGCAAATTCCTTCGCGTAATTCGAAAGCGCAACATTCGGGAAACCCGCCGGCGCCACGCCTACATATCCACCCATTGAACCATCCTCCTGCCGTTAAAAAATCGTTAGTATTGCCGCCTACGAAGAAGTGCTAGACCTCGCTCAGCGCCGCTGGCGTGGGACCACCGATCGCCTTGACCATCCAGCCGCCATTCACTGCTTCGAGCTGGATGAAGTCGCCCTTCGCCGCGTAGGTGACCGTGTCCTTGGTGCCGTAAATCGCGTCGGCCGGCGTGGTCACCGTGTGCGCGTGCGCTGTCAAAGCCACGATGTAGAGAGTTGTGCCATCCTGCGCGTTCGTCGGGTTGGCAAGCGTCATGGCCAGCGCGGCGGCGCCGTTGAGCACATAGGTGCCCGTGGCGATCGGGAGCGCACCGCTGGCCGTCAGGTAAGAGACAGGCGAGCCGGGGGTGAGCAGGTACCCGAACGCGCCAAGCACAAACACGTTGGCGTAGCTGCCCGGAGAAACGTAGGTCTGAGGCTCGAGCGCGATGGCGATCACGGGCTGCCCAGGCTGAGCGGGCACCAGCTGCCCGGCGGCGTTGGTCGTGAGCGCCTGCAACTCAGCGACGGTTGCGCCGATCTGGGCCACCGTCTGGCCGAACTCAATCACCGAGATCGGATTCTGCACCGAGATGGCGTCTTCCTCGATCAGCCCGATCGCCGCCGCGGCCGCGGCCGCAATCAGCGCTGCATGGTACTGGTCGCTTCCGTAGGTCACGGCCAGGCCGCGCGTGAAGCCAATGACTGCAGCAGGAAGGAGTGACTCCTTCGCGTTAACGCCCTTGGGACCCTTCGCCTCAACGTAGATGTTCGCCATCGATCACTCCTCGCATTGCGTGAATCTGGAAAGCTCGCGGCCGAATCGCGGCGGCCGCTCCGCCCCGTCTCGGCTCGCGCCGCGCCAGGCTTGGTTGCCTTAAACGCCGCCGGCTATGGCCCGCGTCAGCTCAGGCTGCTCGCGTGCGACTTCGGCGAGCGCTTCTCCGAACGTGATCTTCTTTTCCTTCTGGCGCGCCTTGGCAGCGTCAGTCAGGGGATCGCCGGTAGCTTTGCCTCCCGCAGTTGGTGCGAGGCTGCCATTGAAGACCGTCCCGGCGGGGATGATCTTCGGCAGACCCTCGAGGAAGGTCACCAGCGTTTCCAGTGGCGAGAGCTTCTTCTTCTGATCTCCCTCTCCGAACTCGATCGTCGACGTGAGCGGGGCAAGCTCCTCAAAAACCTGCGTGAGACCCATGCGGTCAAACGCCGGCACCCACTTGCCTGATGCGCGGAGCTTGGTCGCCGCAGCGATCGCGCGCTGCTTCACTTCGCCGGTGGCGATCAGCTTCTCGCGCTCAGCGAACGCGGTCGTCTGCTTCGCGGTCGTTTCCTTGAGCTCTTTGAGCTGAGCCTCGAGAGGCGCGGAGGCTACAGCAGCTGCTTCGGTGGCGATCTTCTTGACATCGTCTTCGCTGAACGTCTTCTGGCCGCCGGCGCCCTTGTCGCCGCCGCCAAACACCTCGGCGAAGAATTCCTTCATCTGCTCCTTGAACGTTTTTTCCTGTGCCACTACTGCCTCCTCGCCGAAATCCACCTCGGTGAACTTACGGCCGTTGTCTGCAAATTTGAGATCCTGGAGTCCCTTCACTTCCGGCGGCAACGCGCCAAGGAAGCCGACATGCCGCAGGTTGGTGATGCGGCCCTGGTCGTCGAGATAGAAAGCGGCCGAGCGCTTCTTGTAGCGTCCAGCCTTCACCGCTTCTTCAAAGGCCGGGTCGACCTGCGAGAACTTCGCGAGCAGCTTGTCGCCGTCGCGCTTTAGTCCCGATGTCCAGCCGTAAGCCGGCGCGTTGTCTTTGGGGTGGCCCACGACAGCGGGCGCTTCGTGGAGATCGGGCTTGTAGTTCGAGACGACGCGATCGAGATCCGCCTCGTCGAACTTGCCCTTGTCTCCATAGCTGCCCGTCTGGAAGATCTGGATCCAGCCGCCGCCAAAGTCGGCGTGCTCGATCGTGCCGTCAGTTTTGGTGGTAGCCACGAGACGAATCTATGAGGCCGGCCTCTGGTGTCGCGGGAAGGGAGAGCGCGCCGGAAGGGATGGCTTCGATGCACAAGTTAGTGCCGCGCCGGTGGCTCGGGCAGAGCTATGTGACTCAGGAATCAAGCGCCGAGAAGACTTCGGAAATCAGTTTGCGCGAGCTCGATCATCGTGAGGGGCTTGGTTCCGAGCCGCTCGAGGCCGCCCTCATCCGATCCGGGCGGCGCTTCGTCGGCCGGGATCGGCACCACCGAGCACCGGCAGTTGAAATCCCACGGCGGATAAATGCGCCGCCACACCGGATCAATGGCGCGCGCGGTGAAGCCGTCGAGCTCAGCGTGACCAGGCCGCACGCGGAGATCCCCCACCGTCCAATACTGCCAGTAAGGGAGCGCCTCCGTCATGTGCGGCGCCTGCATCTGCTCCAGGCGCCCAGCCGCGTAGGCCTTCGCGGTGTTGGTGTGGAAGACGGTATCAAGCTCGAACGCCGTCATGTCCTCCACGCCGGCTTCAGTCGTGATCTCGCGAGCCTTCGCGGCGAAGTCGGCCTTGGTGCCTCCCGCGGCCAGCACGTCGGCCAGCGCGTCGCGCACCTTCGCTATTACGCGCTGGTCGTTGGTCGCCGCGATGGTGAAGGCGTCGTTTCGGTATTGGCTGGTGAGACCGTCGAAGAGATGCTTGGTCACCGGCGTCAGCGCGCGGATGTAGTCGATCGCGCCCTGGGCGGGCAGCTCAAAGGAGAAGCCCGCGTCGAAGCTGTCGTCGGCGCCGGCCTCGGCGAAGCTTCGCACCACGCGCGAGCTCGTCGCCAGGCGCACAGCGCCGCGAATCTTCGAGGTTCCGAACTGGACGATGTGCAGCCGCCCCATCACGTTGAAGGCGGCAAGGTAGCGAGCGAGCGCGTCGCCGATCGTTGTTTGCGAGCTCGACATGTGAGCTCTACTTTACGCCGGCGGCTGCGAACCCCTCGGCGATGTCCGTGATGCGCTTGCGGTAGATCTCAACCGACTCGCCCTTCATTTGCGAGAAGAGCCTGTCGAATTGCTTCTGCTCGCGGCTTACGATCGCGGCCGTGCCAGGCTCGCCGAACTCCGACTGAGCGCTTCCGTCAGGATTCTTCCCGGCGTCGTCATCCGGATCCTGGTCAGCTTGCGCGGCCGGCGGCGCAGTTCCTCCGAAAGGAGCGGGACCAGGTGCGGGCTTCAGCTCCTCGTCCCCCGCTTCCGGGAGTGGCACGCCATAGGTTTCCGTCACGTACTTCTTCGAGATCGGGAAGCCCATCTTCTGCAGCGCCTGGTCGATGGTGATGCGGCCGGTGAGATCTTCCTCTTCTTCGATGTCAAAGCT